AAGGTAAGTTTTCAATGCGGCTTCTGTTTGGCTTCGATAACTCATCTAAAAGTTTTTGTTTTTCTCCATTCCTTGCCAAGCTTGCGGCGAATGTAGGTTGCCATGTCGCGCACTTCGTGGCGCATTGCTTTTGATAGCGCCTTGCGCGCCGGCTTTACATCACTGCCAAACCTCACGCCATGTCTGACTATTGCAAAAGGCTTTTTGGTGCGCGTGTTGCGTTCGGGCCGGGCGCTACCTTTGTTTGTAAATCCTCTTTTATTGCGTGGCGTTTTTCGGACGTTCTTGGCATGACCTTGTAAATCGTCAAGGGCTCCATACCATGCCGCCTTGTAAAAGTTTGCCCCGTGTTTTCGGTAGCGGATTGTGGTCTTGATGGCCTTCTTCATGTAGCGCCCGTAAAGACCTTTCTTGCCTTGCCTTCCGCGGTTGTAGTTAACCAATACCGCCGCCAGTGGCGCGCGCGCATCAACCTTTGAGGCGGCATACATTTCAGACGTAATCCTTGCCGGCGTTGTTTTGGGCGTAAACCTGATTGACTGATAAGCGATGTTAGCGGCGCGATGGTTGACAGTTTCGACCATACTTTTGCTCGTCAAATGTGAATACTTTGAAAGCACTCGATTAAAGTGCTTCATATCCATTTTAAAGCTTGTTTCCGCGCCTAACATTATTGCTTTTTCATTAACCCAAATTCAAAGGCGCTGCCTAATGTTATAACGCTTTCGATTTTGAAGCGCTTGCCAGCGTTGCGAATGGTGGCGCCGACTATTGGTTGAGTCCCGGCGTTAACCCATTGCAAGCGCGAGCTTGTCAAGGTGACGTCATAGCCTTCCATCATGCCGCCGTCTTCCAATTCCTTCGTTTCAGTCGAGCCACTCCAAACGCCGCGCAAAAGGTTGCCTTGGTAATCGAATATTACGCCGGTTGAAAGTTCCAGGCGGGTTTGCTGCTCAAAGGCCAGGCGCTCTGCAATGTGTCCTTTGTCAATGGTGTCTTGGCTTTGAAAGTTTGTATGGTCAATGCCTTGATGCGTGTGGCTGACACTGTGAAAAACATCTGTGCGCGTTGTCCCGGTGCCATCTGGTACATTTAAATTAATGGTGTACGCATCCGCATATGCACCGGTTTCATCCGTGCGCTGCACCGTGTAAGCGCGGGCGCCAAATTGTGGCGCGTCCGCGGTTACGCGTATAACACTTGTGCCAGCGGCAAAGGTGTCGCCTTCGCTCAACGCTGTAAACGTTGACGGCGTGGCGCCGGCGGCATACTCATAAAGCCAACCAGCGCGGGTGTTGATTATTCGATTGTTTGCCATGCTAAAAAGCCGGCGCCCCGGGTTACCACAAACCAAGACGCCGGCACACGCGACCAGCGTTAATTTTTAGCTTTTGAGCGGGCGGCCTTTTTAGGTTTTGGCGCGGACGCTAGGTCAACGCGCTTCCAGTAAGGCGGCTTACGGTATACGGCAAGGCTTTTATATTTGCCGGTTGGTTTGTCACGCTCTGCTATGAAAGCTTGCTTGCAATCTTCCGCGCTGCCGATTTCAATAATCTGCGGCGCGCCGCTGTCGTCGAAGCCGACGCAAAAGGATGGTTTATTAATCATGTTTTTTATTACTGGTTTGTAAGTCTAATAAGTGCGTCTTGGTTCCCCACTTGGACGCCGTAAAGAATTCCCACGGTTAAATAATACTTACCCTGAGTTGGGTGATAAAATTTTCTACATTGTATCGGCAATCCGGTTCTGGGTTCTATGGAATCGATTACCTCGACGTTGCCGTAAAGTGGTTTGCCTATTTGTCGCGCCGCTATGCAAAGCGCGCTTGGGTGGCAATAGAAGCCTTCAAGGTTGTTGGTGGTTGGTATGCCTTGGTATTCTGCTATACCGAAACCATGCACCGCGCCAAGCTCGCCATCTTGCAAGGGCCCGGCAGTGCCATAGGCTGACGCGTCCATGATTGCGGAATCCTTGGCGAGGCTGGATGCGTATCCCGGCCCAATCATTAAATTCCTCAAGCCGCGGGGCGCCTTGTTGTTCGTTAGAGTTGCCGCCGCGTCTGCTAGGTCGTCTGAGTCAAAGTCTGCTTGGGTGCGGACCTGACTTGCTGAAAAGTTGCTAGGAGTGATGAGCGCAAGAAGGCTATCGGCTACCGCGCGCGCCGTTGCGTCAATTGCTGGTCGGATGAATGTTCGCTCTAAAATTGTTGGGCTTTTTGCTTTTGCCATTTCCATTTCTGAAAAGCACATTGAAAAGCCTTTGTGGTTTGCTAACTCAATTTCAATTTCTTGGCTTACTACGTCGCTTGCGCCATAGCCGGCGGTGAAGTCTTTAACTGTAACACTGGAAGGAACGCGGGTGACCGTGCGGTCACCGCGCTCCCTGATGTCTTCGCTGAAATTTCGAGCGAAAAGCGAAAACATCCAAAAATTATCGCTTAAGGTATCGAGCATTTGCTCAGATACCTGTTGAAGCGAAACTCCTGCCAATGTGTTGCTCATTTAATTAAGCGCTTTTGATTCGCTTCAATGCGGCACCGTTGCCAACGCCTACACCGTAAAGGACGCCCATGGTTAGATAGTGCTTACCAGCAACAGCGTCATAGAACGTGCGCAACTGGATGGGAAGTCCCGTTGAATCAACAATGTCTTGCGTTTCAACGTTTCCGTCAGCGGGTGCTGCCGGGGTTCTTGCTGCCAAAATCAAAGCTGATGGGTGCAAAGCAACGCCAGCTAAGTTTTCAGAGTTTGCAGGAATACCAGTGTATTCGTAAACGTCAAACCCATGCACGCGTTGGGCGGCATTTTCTTGAACGCCAGCGGCAGAACCGTAACCGGACGCATCTTGAATGATAGCGTCTTTTTGTAATGAAGAGTAGTAAGAAGGCGGCAAGATAAGCGCGCGCTCTGACTTAGGGACTTTTGCTGTTGTCAGGTCGCCGGCTAAGTCTGCCACTTCATCTGCGTCAAAGTTTGCGGCGGTGATGACTTCATTGCTGCTGTAATTGGCGTTTAAGACCAGAGCAAGCAAGTCGTCCATTACGGCGTCCAGCGTCACTTCCAAAGCGGGCGCCAAAAACACAGAAGAAAGCCAGTCAAAATTACCGGCTTTTGAAACTTCCATATCGGTGAAGGCCATGGAGTAACCTTTGAACTTATTAAGTGTTACAGTTTTCGCTGTGGATGTAACGTCACTTGCGCCATAGCCGGTTGACAAGTCGCTTGCTGTCATTGAAGACGGCACGCGAGTTGTTACAGATTCGCCTTGTCCGCTGATGTCATCACTGAAATCGCGAGCAAAAGCGCGCAAAGGATGAAATTGAGTTGATAGATAGTCGAGACTTTGCTCGGCAATTTGAGCTAAGTTGATGCCTCCCAAGGTGTTACTCATTACTTATATTCTTTCTTTAATGTTGTTGATGTAGAAAGCGCGGCGCTCTTGCTTGCCTTCAATGGCGTTATACTGTTCCCATAACGCATCAATGCTTGCCTCTTGCACCGGCTCTGGTTTGGCTTCTTCAACTGGCGATTCAACGCCGACACTTGCCGCAATTTCTACGGCCTTTTCGTCAGCGCTCGTTTGTTTCTCCTCAAGAAGTAAATTTGCTTCCTCAAGCACTTGAATCTTAGATTCCAGGCTTGCGATTTCTTCAGCGTGTTGAGCGCCAAGTTTTGCGGTTTCTTCCGCGTGTGATGCGCTCAATTCTTCAAGGCGCGTGTTTGCTGTTTCGTTGGCTTTGACTGCTTCATCAAGTTTTGATGATAGCGTATTGAGTTCAACGTTTGCTTTAACTAAGTCGAGTATTGTTTTCATAGTTGGTTTAAAGATTTACCATTAGGGATATGACATCGTTTAAATCGTTTACTACCGCGTCAGCAAGGCCGGCTTCTATTGCTTCCAAGCCTTCATAGGTTTGCCCTGTCATGCTGCTTTCTGGCACGTCGCGTTTTGTATTAATGTCTGCCTTAAATCGGTCGTGCCATTTGGTGACATTGGCTTGCAGACGCTCCCGGGCTTCATCGCTCAAAGGTTTGAAGTCTGCATAATCAAGCTTGTTTTCCCCTGCGGAAATGGCGTTGATTTTATAACCGGCGCTTTCAAGTGCGGCGCTTTGGTCGAGTAATGCGACATAAACGCCAATGCTTCCAACTTCGGCGCTTTCACTCAAAAGCACGTTGTCCGCTTGGCTTGCTATCCAATAGGCGGCGCTTGCGGCAGTGCCTTCGGTGTAAGCCACAACTGGCTTGCTGACATCGCGAATCTTTGCCGCCAATTCAGGCAAGCCGGTAATGGTGCCGCCGGGCGAGTCGATATGTAAAAGGATTGAGTTGACGTTTGGGTTGGCGTCTGCGTCTGCTAGTTGCGCGGCAATTTCGTCGTAATCGGTCATCCCGAAAGCGCGCTCTAAGGACGTCAGCATTTTGCCAACGGCGCCATGGATATGCACAATAGCAACGCCATCAACTTGCGCCGGTTGTGGCGGCTCATACGGCCCTAGAATGTCATCCTCATATGCTTCCAACTGTGAAGCAAGGGCGCGGTGGTAGTCGGGTAAAATTGCCCAACATTCATTGTTTAATTTATGCGTCAATTTCGCTGTCATTATTGAAAATCGGGTTTGGCGTGCGCTGGCTTAAAAGGTGCAAGGCTGTTTCCATTGAAACGCTGTAAGTTTTAGCAAGCTTTGAAGCGCGGGCTAGCAAGTCACTTGCTTCCGCTTCGACTTGGTCGCGCACCTCTTGCCAATCGTGTCCGCGTTCTCCGGTGTCCTCGCGCATGGTGCGCAAGCCCATTTTTATTGCGTCTTGATTGGCCTTTGATTCGCGCCCCAAATCAACAGTTATCTTTTTCGGTGCTTGCCATCTTACGCGCCACCAATCATTAGATGCTGGCAGGTCGCCGCGCTTAATGCCGCGCGCAATTACCCATCCCCAAACACGGTCACAAAAGCGGGCAGTTAAGAGGGCTTGGCGCTCCTCAAATCTCCGTGCCGCTTTTTCTAGAATAAACCGCGAGGCGGTCCCCTGCTTTGATGGTTCCACGATAAACTCGTAAGGAACGCCAAGCCCTAAAGCGACATCACGCAATAAATACTCAAGAAAGCCAGCAAAGGCCGGCGATGGTTTATTGCTTGCAAAACTTTCTATTGATTCTCCCGGCTTCAAACGTGGCACCATGCCGGGC